TGCAGCGACGGCGCTGATTACCGGCGCGGACGGCGGTCATGTGCGGTTCATGTACAATTCTGACGGGGAATTGACGGAAATTCTGATTATGGACACCGATGATATTACTACAGCGACGAAAGTATGGCGGTGGAACAGCGGTGGTTTAGGATATTCGTCAAATGGATATGCGGGGCCGTATACGCTTGCCATGACGCAGAATGGGGCTATCGTAGCAAATTTCATAACCGCTGGAGAAATGAGTTGCGACAGATTACAGGGAGGTATGTTGACCCTTGGCGGTGCAAACAATGGTAACGGCGTTATGCAGGTATTAGATGCTTTTGGTAATATAATCAGTACCATGAATAATGCCGGTATCGATATCAACAAGGGCAGCATCAAAAACTATTCGACGGACGGATATTTCTACGACGCGCTGGATTCTGGCGCCCTGCGCTTCTATGTGAACATGGGGAAATTAGAAGGTGGAAATGACAGATGGGAAAACATTGGAGGTATACTTGGAGGTCTTAACGGTTCTATTCCGTTGTTTGACAGGTCATATATAGGATTAAGTTCGTTTGCAAACTTAAATATATCAGCGGCTGGTAAAATTCATTTATGGACAACAGGAACTCCTAATTCACATATTGAAATGCGTGGAGATACGATTAACATAACCGGTAGCCTGACAATCAATGGTTATGCTTGTGCATCCGGCACTTTTACAACCGCAGACGGTAAAACCGTAACTGTTAGAAATGGCCTTATTACAGCGATAACATAATAAAAGGACGGTGACATAGATGTTTACCGGAAAGCAGTTGGCGGCGTATTGTGAGGAAATATACGCGCATAAAGATCATTGGTGTTACTGGTATGGGACTTACGGCAAGCTGTGCAGTAAAGACCTGTACGAACATAAAAAGAAGCAATATCCCAACCATTATGGCAGTAGCAGAACCAGTGGCTACATGCGGGACATTGAGAAGAAGCGGCGTTGTGCGGATTGCGTCGGCATGATAAAGTCGTACTTTTGGACGGGCGGTGTCTATGATAGCAACCCGAAGTACGGAACCAACAACTGCCCCGACAAGTCTGCCAACGGTATGTTTGAAAAGTGCAAAAAGACTGGCAAGATTAGCACGATACCCGACATTCCTGGCATTGTAGTATGGAAGCCCGGCCATATCGCCGTGTATGTTGGTAATGGGTACACGATTGAAATGAAGGGCTTTAACTATGACTGTCAGCGCAACAAAGTTTCTAAAGGCCCGTGGACTAAATGGGGCATGTTGCCGGACAGTATGATAAAATACGACGATGAACCCACGCCTGAACCGAAGCAGCACGTTCAGATTACGGGTGGTAGCGTGAATGTGCGAAGCGGCCCCGGAATCAAGAATAAGGACATTGGAACCGTCCACAAGGGTGACGTGTTGCCCTATCAGGGACAGACGCAGAATGTTGACGGGCGCGACTGGTATTTGGTGGAATATCAGAATCAGAACGGTTGGGTTTCTTCCAAGTATTCCAAGCTGGTGAAATGAAATGGCAAGTGAGATACAGATTGCTATTGCAATGGTAGACTTATGGCTGTGTCAGATAGTCGCGTTACCGTGGAAGCGGATAGGGATTTCTTTAATGGTTGCTGTGATTATCATTAAGGTTGTCAAGGGGGTGATAAATGATGTTGACCGTTTATGCTAATTCACAGGATATAACCATAATAGGCAGACTTGGAGAAAATCTGCACCGCAGGATTCAATTTGATATAAGCGAATTTTCAGAGATGTACCCTAATGCAAGCTACTGGCTGTTGCACCAAAGGCCGGGAGATAGTGCCGCATATCCGGTAGCGGATATTACGGTTGACGGTAACAGTGTTTATTGGACGGTCAGTAACGCAGATTTGTCGGCAGACGGTCAAGGGCGATGCGAGTTAATCGTGATGGATGGAGATATGATTGCAAAATCAATAATCTATCTGACGCGAATACTAACGGCGCTGGATGGTAGCGGGACAGCACCCAACCCTTGGGAGAGTTGGCTAAATCGGTTCCAGGAATACGCGCAGGAGGCGTCCGGTGCTGCGGCGGCAGCATTGGAAAGCGCCCAATCTGCAAGCGGTAGCGCTCAAACGGCGACGGATAAGGCGAGTAATGCCTCTGAAAGTGCAAACGCTGCGGCTGGTTCTGCTACAACAGCTTTTAATAAAGCCGGGGAAGCATCTGTAAGCGCTCAATCAGCAAGTGAATCGGCGACGACAGCGATCGATAAGGCCGGTGAAGCGTCCGAATCCGCTACGGCTGCGTCCGGATCGGCGTTGGCGGCTGGCGCTTCTGCTTCCGACGCTGCGGCCAACGCTTTGAAATCCGAGGGATTTGCCGTTGGAGAGCAGAATGGTTTGGATGTTGGAAATGAATCGCCATACTATCACAACAATGCAAAGTATTACAGCGAACAGGCAGCAGAAAGCGCGGCGGCGGCAGCGCAACACAATATGGGCGTGAGCGTTTCTGGAACAACGTTGGTATTTGCAAACGTTATATAATTGATACAGGGGGTGACGAAATGCCTTATGTGGATAAGATAACTGTAGACGAAACAGAATATGGTATTCGTGACGCAGATGCGAACATTAACATACTTCTTCTTAGCGAAATGATACCAGATACCGTTCAGTCTATTACATTTGACAGCGCCGGTAATGTTTCTACCATTACGCATATGCGCTCAAACACGGCCATCCGAACTGATGCTTTTACGTTTGGAACTAGTACGATTACGGAGATTCGGACATTGAACACTGGTGAAAGTCTTACGCTTGTCACTAATACGACTACGCTACAAACAACAGTCACATATGCGGCTGAATAAAGGAGGTATTTAGAATATGGGAGTAAGCATTTGGGAAGGAAATAAGGCGCAAGGGCTTATTGATGTTGGACATCTTTTGGTTGAAGGGTTTGCGCGTCAAAACCTTCTGCTTTCACAGATGGTTCCGACCAGTGAAGCAACGCCGTCCGCTGAATTGGCTGAAATCCACAGGATTGTCCAGGCTGGTGAAGCGCCTAATGTATTCTCTATTGGCGACCAGTTGATGCTGAACTACAACGACGGTTCTCAGTCCTATGTGTTGCCGTGGGACATTGTGCATTTTGGCAACGTGGAATTGGAGGATGGCGAAACCGTTCCCGGTATGTTCTTGCAATCTCACTATGCTATGCAAGCCGTTCAGTTTGACGCATCGGAGGCTATCTATGTGGCGACCGCTGCAATGGCCCCTGGAACGTACTACTTCACCATCGGTACGAATTGGGGGACGCACTGCGTTTCCGGGAAGTCATATTACTTCACGACTACGGTTGAAATCCCGCAAGGTGGACAGATTGTGGTTGGAAAGAATAACGACTTCTATACGTGGGGTGCGCCTGATACGGCCCCGTCAAATTGGCGTGTTCATACGTTTGCAAACGCGGCGAGTATCACACCGCTTGATACCAATTTGGAATTGACGGAAGGTACGGAAGGGACGAGCCTCGGAACCGTCGCGTCCAACATTGTATACGGTACGACTAACCCGAACAACCTGCAACGTGCGGCCTACGGCTACAACCGCTGGGGACAGTCAGGTTTCCGTCAATGGCTGAACAGCAGCGCGGCGGCGGGCAGCTGGTGGACGGCGAAGAATGTGTTTGATCGGCCTCCCCAGCAGTTGTCAAACACTCGTGGATTCATGGCTGGATTTGACGAGGCGTTCTTGAATATCATTAAGCCTGTTAAGGTAACTACTGCGTTGAATACTGTTACAGATAGTGGCATAGGTACAAGCGAAAGCACTTATGACACATTCTTCCCGGCTTCATTGGAGCAGGAATACATTGTACCGCAGTTAGCAGATGTAGAGGGCGAATATTGGGAGTATTGGAAACAGCGGCTTGGGCTTTCCAGTCCGCAAATTACGGGTAGTTCAGGAGCAAACGCATATCATATTAGGTATGCGTATAACGCCAAGACAAGCGCCCAGTACGTCCGTCTGCGGTCAGCGTATCGCGGCTACGCGCATTATACGTGGTTTGTCGACACGGCAGGCCACGCCTACGCCTACTACGCGACGTACGCGTATAGGCCAGCCCCGGCTTGCGTAATCTGTTAATCTATCATCCCCGCCCCGCAAGGGGCGGGATATAAAAGGACGTGATGCTTATGTCTGTACCAGTTCCCAACAGAGGTCACGGCGAACTTGAAGTGAATACTAAAGCAAGAGCGTTGACGGTATATACGCTAAAAATTCTCGAAAATGAGAAGTGGTTTCCTAAAAGCCAAGTAGCGTTTATAACAAAACTCCAAGATTGCGCCATAGAGATACAAGCCCTCTGTTGGGAAGCTAATGAGATCAAGGTAAACGACAATGAACAAAGGTATCTAAGACGTATAAATTTGCAGGATAATGCGGCTGAAAAGTGCAATCGAATGACAATGCTGATTGAAACAGCGCAACCATTGTTTCATCTGCAAACTAAGCGCACAAGATACTGGATTAACCTTGTTGTCACTTTGAGAAATCTAATCAGGGGATGGCGTGACAAAGATGTTATCCGCTTAAAGCCTAAGAGCGTATAGCGGTTTACATCGGGGGTGTAGGCTGTACCAGAACGTCCGTCTGCGGTCAGCGAATCGCGGCAACGCGAATAATACGTGGAATGTCAACACGACAGGCAACGCCAACAACAACAACGCGACGAACGCGAATAGGCCAGCCCCGGATTGCGAAACGCTATGAAAAACATTTGTCTGTAAGATAAATTAGAATAGCCGATACGCAAGGAGCCGAATCCCCCGCCTTGAAAAAAAGGCAAAACAATACGACTGTGATACTCGTGACGTTCGCGCCAGTTGAGTTATAAACGCAGGAGATTTTTGTGAATATCAGTGAAGAAGATGTAATTGGATTCAATGCTTTATACGAATCCATGTTCAAAACGAAGAAAGGTGTTCTTTGGAAGGATTCTGTGGCGGCGTACTATCATCGTGGAATAGAGCGTACAGAGAGATTAAGCCAACAACTACATGATGGTACATACAAGCCTTTCCCAACAAAGCATTTTTCAATTACAAGCCCAAAACCGAGAGAGATTGCATCAATCGCATATCGTGACCGTGTATATCAAAGAAGTTTGAACGATAATGTTGTATATCCGCTTATGACGAATAGTTTTATTTACGATAATTGGGCGTGTCAGTCTGGTAAAGGAACCGACCCGGCGCGTGAACGATTGAAAGAATTTCTAAGAAGGTATTATCGCAAGAACGACTATAACGGATATGTCGCACAATTTGATATTCATGGATATTATCCTAATATGCGTCACGATATAACCGAAAACAACTTTCAAAGAAAACTGCCTGATTGGGCTTTCAGGCGCGTCAAACGAATACTTAATGAACAATACCCTAAGGATGTTGGCTATAATCCGGGAAGTCAGTTGATTCAAATAGCCGGTATTTCTAATTTAGATGGGGTAGATCATTATATCAAAGAACAGCTTCATGTGAAGTATTATATTCGATACATGGATGATTTAATACTAATACATGAAAGCAAGGAAGAATTAGAGCGATACAGTGTATGTATCATTAACAAACTAAACGAACTTGGATTTGAAGTAAATCCGAAGAAAACAAAAATATATCCGTTGAGCGAAGGTATTACGTTTCTTGGATTTACATATCATCTCACGCCAACTGGTAAGGTTTATATGATTGCCGATGCTTCAAAAGTAAAATCCGGACGAAAAAAATATCGACGATTGGTGGCTAAATCTAAACGTGGGCTTGTGCCGCGAGAGAATGTAGATATGTCTTTCCAGACATGGATTGACCATTTGAGCAAAGGTAATTCATATCACTTGATTCAACGACTAACGCGGTTCTACAATACTTTATGGGAGGATTGATAATATGTCTACTGTCATTCGTCGTGGTGTAAGTCCGCAGGAACAGGCTTTGCGTGATAATGCAATCGCAATATCACAAAAAAACGCAGATTTAATTGAATACCTGGCTATGATGACCGACGTTGATATACCTACTGATGAAATGGAGGAAAGCAACAATGAGTAAGAAGTTTGAGTTTGTCAAGTCTGCATATGAGCGTGGGACGTGGAACAAGACAATGGTTCGCAATGCTGTAATTAAGAATTGGATTACAGCCGATGAATATGAATTGATTACGGGTGAGGTATATGAATGAAACGGGCGATTGTAATTGACGCTAATGACTTAAAGAAGATTCTTTCAGAATACTTCAATGTTAAGCCAGAGGATGTTATCAAGAGCCAATATTCATATACCATTATTACTGATGAAAGGAGTGATGCGAATTGAGTGACGTAGTTAGAGTTGCGTTGATTTCCGGCGTGTTTTCGCTATTGGGTATCGTTGTTACGGTGATACCCACGATCATAGCCAACCGGAAAAAGACGCAAGAAAGCATCAAGCAGACAACCGAGGTTATGGAAAAGCGAATCGACAAGCTGCAATCGTCTTATGATGCGCATGTTAAGGACTATGAAGCCGCAAAAGCAAGTTCACAGAGATACAGGATTCTTCGGTTTTACGATGAGGTTTGTGAAGAACAACGTCATTCCGAAAGCCACTTTGAGGACATCTTGCAGGACATAGATGAATACGAAAACTATTGCAAGCATCACGACGATTACAAGAACAACCGAGGTCATGTAGCTATGACGTATATCAAAGAACTATACGGCAAGCTAAAAGCCAACGGTGGATTCTTAACACATGAATAAGGAGGACAAGCAAATGCGGGATTGGAAAGCATGGATTAAGGCGGCGGGTGTTCGCGCCATTAAGACGGTGGCACAGACGGCGGTTGCAACCATCGGGACGAGCGCGGTTATGGGTGATGTGAACTGGATTATGGTTGGCAGCGCGTCACTGTTGGCGGGGATTCTTTCGTTGCTAACCAGCGTTGCCGGGTTGCCGGAAGTGCCGGAAGGTTGACGGCATATTCTTACCCTGCTCCCCACGGGGAGTGGGGTATTTTTATATGCGTGAGATGTTATTAGTAATGTTATTAGTAGAGCGCAATTTTGCGCCATTTTTTGCCACTTTTTAATTTTTGCGGTGATAAAAGGAAAACCCCCGAAAACTGCGTGTTTACGGGGGGGGTTGACGGAGAAGGAGGGATTTGAACCCTCGCGGCAGTTATCCCACCCTACTCCCTTAGCAGGGGTATAGAAAAGCCCGTATTTACAAGGGTTTTCGGGTATGTTGTTATTAGTATGTTATTAGTAGCCGTTGTCTTTTTTGATGGTGTTGGCGGCGTCGTGGACATCGGATTTATCCGGGTGCGCGTATCTGTCAAGCATCTTCGACGTACTCCACCGCATCATGCGTTGGATAGTTTGTGGGGCTATGGATTCGGTGATGGCAAGGCGGGTGGCTGTAGTATGGCGACACGAATACGGTTCAAGGCGTCTGCAACCAGCCGCTTCTAAAGCCCCGTAATAGTCCGAATACCAGCGTTTTTCATCGTGCGGCCATATATAGCCACTTGGCTGTGCGTTGGCTATCAAGTCTATTACAAGCGGTGTAGCGTCCTCTGGAATGATTATGGGTGACTTCTTCCTGACTTTTGTTTTCATACCCGCGCCGTGGATTTCCAGTATGTCCAGGTGGATGTTTTCGACTTTCAAGTTTTGGGCTTCACCCGGCATCATGCCCGTACATATCATCAATAGCGGGATGGCGGCGCGGATGTCGCCGGATTCGTACAGTTTCCATAGCGCCAGTTGTTCGGAATTTCCGAACACCTGACGTTCCTTTTCCTCTAACTTTGGCAGCACGATAAACGACGGTATATCCCTGTTGCACCATCCATCGGCGGCGGCGAGTTCAAACAGTTTGGTTAGGACTGTTTTACAGTCCTTCGCCGTATAGTAGGTTGTGGCAACCCGTGAAACAATGTCACGGGTTTCCGCGACTGTGATTTGGTCTACGCGCCGGTAGTACAATTCTGACAGCTTCTTCCACGCGCCTTTATAGGCAGACTGTTTGGACGCGGACAGCTTTTCAAGTTCGCCGGTGGAATAGGTGTTCCAGTATTCGATAAGTTGGGGCGTTTTTTGTTTGGGCTTGTCCGTTTTGAGGATGGCGCAATAGTCAAGCGCATCTTTCTTTCGGAAAAATCCGCCTTTCGTTTTCCAGATCGGGACGGCATGGCCGTCCTTGTCTTTCCAACCTATGACAACACGCGCCGTCCACGTTTTGCCGCGACGGTAAGCTGTGCCTTGTCCATTTCCGCGTGTGCGTCCCTTCATTTCAACACCAGCTTTTCGTTATCCATGAACTTCCCTTGTGCGATATGTACGATGTCCAATATCCATGTTATGCCGAGGATGGCAAAACATATCACGGCTATAGCTTCGCGCCAGTGTACAAAAATACCCGTTTGTGGCCCGAATGTGATTCGGAAGTAGTAAATACCGTATACGTTGGACGCGATTGTTAGAGCAAGCATTAAGAAAAGGTTCAGTGCGCCGCGCCAATAGCGGCGAACATAGAAGTAATGCAAACCAAAGAATCCAAACATGACGCAGAGAATTAAGGCGACAGTCTTGCTTTTTTTGGATGAGATATATTTATACTGATATTTCTTAGGCATCTATTTCCACCTGATTTCATATAAATTTCCATGATGTTCTATGCGCGGTTCTTTTTCTTTTCGGCCTGATGGTTTTCCAATATTTCCAGAACGATACCCTGATAAATAGGTTCGGCGGCATGGTAGAGTTTGAGTATTCGCTTATCTTCGGCTGAAATTTCTTCTTTAGGTTTAGTGAATACTTCACCTGTCAATGCCTTAATGCCTCGGTTTATTAAGTCCATTAAGGCTTCATTTTGGCTTCTGAAACGATGTTCAAATCTGTATTCATCTACTGCCTTATATAATTCTTCATCATTAAAGGTAATCATTGTTCGCGGTTTCTGTGTAGGCATATTATCACTCCTTTCAAGAGTATTATACACCATTGATGAAGTGTGTCAATGTTTACAATTTGATTAAATTATGAAAACCAACACTGAAAAAGCTTGACGGTGAAACACTTTTGTGTTATATTCTATTCATGGGTGAAACACTGAAACACTGTGAAGGGAGGGATAATGAATGAGTGTTGATAAGAAGGACTGGCGGCTGTCTATAGCGCTGACTCCGAAACAGGAAGAAGCAATCGTCGAACTGCGTAAAACTGATAAATATGCCCGGTGCAGTTTCGGAGAAATTGTCAGACAACTAATTGACACTGGTTTGGAGGCTCAAAAGTATGACGCTCAACGAAATCCGAAGCCTTGAACGCGAATACCTTGTTCCTGCCGATATTGCTCCGATACTTGAATGTGACCCGCAGGACATTCGGATAGCTGCAAGGCAGCATCCCGAAAGGTTAGGATTCAACGTTAGCGTTATTGGCACAAGGGTAAAGATACCACGCAGAGCGTTCCTTGACTGGATGGAAAGGAGTGGTTGAATGAGTAAGGGACGTCAGATTGCGCAATGGTTCAAGTGTGGCCGATTGTGGGTAGTATATCCCCCTAACTGGCCGAAGAACACGGAACTAAGTTTCACTGAACAGAGCGCAATGGTGGATTGGGCGCACGACAACGGGATAGTGTTGCGGGATATGACCCCGCCGCGAAGGAGGTATGTGTAGTGGCAAGTCTGTATGAACTGTCTGCGGAGTATGCGGGATTTCTGGACGCATACGCAAACGCGCAAAATGAGGAAGAAGCTGCGGAGATACTACAGTCGTTGGTGGACATCCACGGCGAACTGACGGAAAAGGCCGAGAACTACGTCAGGGTTATCAAGAACGTCCAGAGCGATGTAGACGGCTACAAGGCCGAGGCGAAGCGGTTGACGGCCAAGGCAAAAGCCGGAGAAAACCTGATCGACAGGTTGAAGAACGCCATGCGCGACGCTATGGAACTGACGGACACGCCGAATATTCAGACGAGCATCGGCAAGTGGCGGTTGCAGAAGAATCCGTATAGCTGCAAGGTTACGGACTGGACGAAGATCCCGCAGGAGTTCCGGGAGCCGCAACCCGATAAGGTGGACAACGCCGGGCTTATCAAGCACTTCAAGGCAACGGGTGAACTGTTCGACGGCTGCGAGATAACGCAGAGCATGGGGGTGAGGTTTCAGTGAACGAGAATTGTTTGAACAACCGGCCTGTGGTGATGATGAAAGTCCCGCGCTACGAGTACGCGAAGTTGGTACGGGACGCAGAGCGTTTCCAGATTGTGGTTAAGCTGGCTAAGAACCTGGACAGCTATGACTTGAAGAAGATTCTGGACGTACTTATCAACCAATCGGTGACGGAGGATGAATAGCCACTACTGCGACATCTTCACGGACTGTTGGCACTGTACCGCGCCGTACTGTCCGTATGAGAAGTATGAGCCGAACTGGTTGGACGACGTAAAGGAGGAAGATGATGGCACTGAACATCAGCACGGGGACGATTCCGAGGGCGCAGAAGATTGTGCTGTACGGGGTGGAGGGTATCGGCAAGACTACGCTGGCAAGTCAAATGCCCGATCCGCTGTTCATTGACACCGAAGGCGGCACGGCCTTTATGGACGTGAAGCGCATTGACGGCGTAAATACCTGGCCCGACCTGTTGGCGACGGTGAAGGAAGTCTCCGCGACGCCGTGGGTGTGCAAGACGCTTGTGATTGACACGGCTGATTTGGCCGAGCAGAAGCTGGTTGAATGGATTCTGAAAGAGAACAACATCAAGAGCATTGAGGAGTACGGTAGGGGTTACGGCAAAGGCGTTGTGTACCTGGGCGAGAAGTGGATGCAATTCCTGAAGCTATGCGACAGGTGCATTGACAGCGGTATCAACGTGGTTATCACCGCCCACGCATGGATGCGCAAGCAGGAACTCCCCGACGAGATGGGCGCGTTCGACAGGTGGGAACTGAAACTTTCCAAGCGGTGCGCCCCGCTGTTGAAGGAATGGGCCGACGCCGTTCTGTTCTGCAACTACAAGACGATTGTGGTTGAGACAAAAGAAAAGACGAAGAAGGGCACTGGTGGCCGGAGGGTGATCTACACAGCGCACAAACCCGCGTTCGACGCGAAGAACCGTCACGGTTTGCCCGACGAATTGGAAATGACCTATGAGAATATCGCGGTGATATTCAAGGGTACGGAACAGGGCGACAAACCCGTATCTGCGGCGACGCTGGAAAAGCTGATGGCTCAGATTGATAAGGCCGAAGTGAAGCCGGAGGAAGTCTGCGCGGTGCTGGTAAACCGCAAAGGCTATCCCGAAGGTACGAAGCTGAACGACTTGACGGAGGGCTTTGTCAACGGTTGGCTGCGGCAGAACTGGCAGCGGGTAGTCAAAGAGATCGTGAATAATCCTGAAAGGGTGCCGTTCTGATGCGTGTGTTAGTTGCGTGTGAGGAATCACAGGCCGTTACTATTGAAATGCGGAAGCTGGGGCATGAAGCGTATTCCTGCGACATCCAGGAATGTAGCGGTGGACACCCGGAATGGCACATTCAGGATGATGTGTTAAAAATTCTGGGGGGGGGGTTGGGACTTGATAATCGCCCATCCACCATGCACATACTTGTCTAACCTTGGTGCAAAACACCTGTTCATGGGTACGGAGCGCGTTGTAAGAAAAAATGAAACATTCCGTTTGATGAATGAGGAACGTGTAAGACATGGGATTAAAGCGCGTGATTTCTTTCTTGCTATGCTTAATGCTCCATGCGATAGGGTAGCCGTAGAAAACCCCGTTCCTTCTTCGATATGGCAACTTCCGCAACCATCACAGATAATACAACCATACTACTTTGGCGACCCGTACAAGAAAAAGACATATCTTTGGCTGCGCGGTTTACCGCCACTTATGCCTACAGAAGTATGCGAACCGACATTCTTATGGGTAGACGGTGGACACGGCAAGACAACTAAGATGCAGCACTTTGGATTCAGGGACGCTAAGAAAAGGAGTAAGACTTTCCCCGGTATTGCAAGGGCAATGGCTGAACAGTGGACTAAATAAAGGAGGAAAGAGCATGAGCGAATATCTGGACAACGAAACCTTTGATTGGGACGGCGAAATCGAACAGGACGGACAGGAGTTTATCACGCTGGACGAGGGTGATTATCCCTTCACCGTGACGAAGGTGGAGCGCAAGAACTTTGAAGGATCGGACAAAATGCCCCGCTGCAATAAAGTTGTGGTGCATGGCGAAGTAAGTACGCCGAAAGGCCCCGCGACGTTCCGGGAAAACCTGTTCCTGGTGAAGCGGCAGGAGTGGAAGCTGTCCGGTTTCTTCCGCTGTCTCGGTATGAAGAAGCATGGTGAGAAGTTGAAGATGGACTTCCCCGGCGCGGTTGGCCGTAAGGGCATGGCGCACTTCAAGCCGCAGAAGTACAACGGAACGACCTACAACAGCATCGACAAGTTCTACGACTACGACCCGGCGAAGATGAATGGCGGGACGTTCACGGAAGTAAAGGATGATGACGTGCCGTGGTGACGTATGTCGGCAGCACAATCCGCGTGGTGGAACCGTCTGAACAGCTTATACAGTGGTGCAGAGATAACCTGACGCTGGCGAATCCTGACTTCTATAAGAAGGAGCGCATGGGGCTGTGGACGGGCAAGACGCCGGAAACGATACGGCTGTGGAGGTTGGGGAGAACAACCCCTTCCCAACTTCCAATGTTGGAAATGCCGTTCGGGGTGTTCAGGGATGTGCAAGGGCTGTTGGAGGATGTACATATCACGTTTCAGGAGGCGAATCACATTGACTACGGCACTTCCATACCGCTATACGATTATCAGGCAGAGGCGGTACACAGAGCGTTTGATAAGCGATACGGGATTATCCAAAGCGCGGCTGGCAGCGGCAAGACACAGATGGGGCTTGCGCTAATACAGATGTACGGCGTAAAGGCCCTATGGCTGACGCACACGAAGGACTTGCTTAACCAAAGCAAGGAACGCGCTGAACGGTACATGAACCCCGAACTGATGGGAACTATTACCGATGGTAAAGTGGACATCGGTAAAGGCATCACGTTCGCAACAGTGCAGACCATGAGCAAGATCGGCCTACGGCCATACCGCAACACCTGGGGCGTTATCATCTGCGACGAATGTCACCGCGTATGTTGTTCCAATAATGGTGTGGCAATGTTTGAGAAGGTTCTTAATGCCCTGTCCTGCGGCCACAAGTACGGGTTATCCGCTACCGTACACCGCGCTGACGGCCTAATACGGGCGACGTTCGCGCTGATCGGGCGCGTTATCCATACCGTCCCGGAAACGGCTGTAGAAGCCCTTGTAGAGCCTGTGAGCGTGTCCACGGTGTACACGGACGCTATCATGCCGGATGGCGTTATGGACGGCGAACAGTTGAAGTGGGCGAAGCTGGTGAACGGGCTGTGCGCAGATGGCGATAGGAACAGGCTGATTGCCGACAAGCTGGTGGAGAACCGAGGCTACAGTTGCCTGATACTGTCTGACAGGCTTAATCACCTTGAAACGCTGATGGGGCTGTTGCCTGACGATATGCGGGAAAACGCCGTGATGATAAGCGGGAAGATGACCAGTAAACGCGGCAAGGCCGAACGTGAAGCGGCGATAGAGCAGATGCGGACGGGAGAAAAGAAGTATCTGTTTGCGACCTATACGCTGGCAAAGGAAGGGTTGGATGTGCCGAGGTTGGAACGGCTGTTCCTTGCAACACCGCAGAAGGACGAAGCGGTTATCATTCAGTCGTTGGGACGGATAGCGCGGAAGTTTGATGGCAAGGCCAAGCCCGTATGCGTAGATTTCGTAGACAGGAAGATCGGCGTGTTGATGGGGATGTACCGCAAGCGGTTGAGGATTTATAGGGAGAAGGGGGTTAAAAATTGTTAGAGCAGATGCAAATAACGCCAGATGGTATTAGAGGTTCGCACGAATACAAGGTTGAAACGGCGATAAAACGTCTACAAGCGTTTGAACCGCCTGAAGGTTACTATGTAGCATTCAGCGGCGGGAAGGACAGTCAGTGCATATACCATTTGTATAAGATGGCGGGCGTGAAATTCGATGCGCACTATGCTATAACAAGCGTTGATCCGCCGGAGTTGGTCAGGTTCATCAAAACAAATTACCCGGATGTGAAGTTTGAACGGCAGCATTACAGCGACGGTCAACCTAAAACAATGTGGAATCTTATTCCTCGTTCAAAAATAGCACCTGGACGTAGAGCGCGTATATGCTGCAAAGAATTGAAAGAACCTGGAGGGAAAGAAAGAATTGTCGTTACCGGAGTTCGTTGGGCTGAAAGTATAAGGCGTAAAGAACTTCACGGCGTTGTTGGCTTCAAAGCAAAGCCTAAAAGTACAATAGCTATTGCAGACGAACTTGGTGCTAAGTATAAACTAAATAAGCATAATGAAGTAATTCTTAACGACGACAATGATTTAAACCGGCGAATGGTTGAACAGTGCTACAGAACGCGAAAAACAATGGTAAATCCAATAGTTGATTGGACAGATGAAGATGTTTGGGGATTTCTGAACAGAAACGGTATTCCGCATTGTAGCCTTTATGATGAAGGGTTTACGCGGTTGGGATGTATTGGTTGCCCTCTGGCTCCAATAAAGAATAGAATAAGAGACTTTGAACGTTATCCGAAGTATAAGATGCTATATATCAATGCGTTCAAAAGGATGTTGCATGAACGTAACGCCCCGTCAAGTAAAGAGGATGCAGAACGATTTTTTGAGGAATGGATTATGAAAGCTGGTGGCATATGACCGACATCGAACAGGCCCTTCAATACATCGACTGTTCTGCGCTGTCCTACAGCGAATGGACGCAAGTCGGCATGGCGATTAAAGAGGCTGGCTTATCCTGCGACGTGTGGGACGCATGGAGCCAAACGGACAGTAGCCGCTACCATCACGGCGAGTGCGACAGGAAGTGGCTGTCCTTCAACGGAAACGCGAAGCCCATCACGCAAGCCTATATCTTCATGCTGGCGAAGGAAAACGGATGGCGCACTTACGACGGCAACGACGAAACATTGGAGTGGGACGGCGTGATCGAGTACGACGGCGACGAAGCCAAGCCTGTGAAGCAATGGAACCCGGTTGATGACTTCACGCGCTATCTGCAAGCCCTGTTCCAACCATCCGAGCATGTTTCGTTCGTCACCGAGGTATTGAAGGACGCGGACGGAAAGATGAAGCCCGGTGGGCGCGGGACGTATTGGATGACCCGCGATGCCCTGTTACAGCAGTTGGAGAAGCATCCTGACGATATTTCCGCGACCATCGGGGACTATGACCATGATGCGGGGGCGTGGATTCGGTTTAACCCTATGGACGGCAACGGCGTTGCCAACACGAACGTCACGGGATACAGGTACGCGCTGGTTGAGAGTGACACCATGCCGCTGGACGAACAATACCGGCTGTACCGCAAGCTGAATCTGCCGATAGCCGCTATGGTGACAAGTGGCGGCAAGAGCATCCACGCAATCGTACATATCGACGCAAGCAACCCCGCCGAGTATCGGGATCGTGTTGAACAGCTTTACGATATGCTGGAAAAGCGCGGGATGCTGGTGGATAAGGCCAACAAGAACCCGTCCAGGCTGTCAAGGCTTCCTGGCTGCGTTCGAGGGAACAACCGGCAAACGCTGATTGAAACGAATGTCGGCTGTGCAAGCTGGGCCGAGTGGTTGAAGTACAACGAGAGCAACCCCGAAGATTTACCCGACATTGTACCGCTGTCAGACGCGCTGGTAAGTCCCCCGCCGCTTGCGGACGAACTGATAGAGGGCATACTGCGCAAAAGCCACAAGATGCTTATATCAGGGCCGTCAAAGGCTGGAAAGAGTTTCTTTCTGATGGAGTTGGCTGTTGCGCTGGCGAACGGCGACGAGTGGATAGGGTTTCAGTGCAGGAAATCACGGGTGCTGTACGTCAATTTTGAGATCGACGAAGCAAGCTGCATCAACCGCTTTATCCAAATCCGCAACGCGATTAAGGAACGCAAAGGCTATCCGTGTGAGCATACCGCAGATTTGTTGGTGTGGAACCTTCGCGGACACGCTATGAAGCTTGGGAACCTTGTGCCGAAGCTGATAACAAAGGTGAAGGACTTGAATCTTGACGTTATCCTGATAGACCCGATTTACAAGGTGATTTCCGGTGACGAGAACAACGCTTCGGACATGGCCGCGTTCTGCAACGAGTTTGACAGGATTGCCAATGAACTGAAATGCAGCGTGATTTACTGTCACCATCACAGCAAGGGCGCACAGGGACAGAAAAAAGCAATGGACAGGGCAAGCGGCAGCGGTGTGTTCGCCCGTGACCCGGACGCGCAGTTGGACATGTTGGAATTGGACACGTCGGAGGCGCAGTTATTCAGGGACAACCAGACGGCGACTGGATGGATCATCGAAAGTTCGTTGCGGGAGTTCCCGAACATCATTCCGAAAAGGCTATGGTTTGACTATCCGCTGCATGAAGTGGCGGGGAGCGAGTTGGACAACGCGAAGCCGAAGGGCGGCAGCGACGCGACGAAAGCGAAGATAACAGACGATGATGTTGACAGTTACTTCGACGAATACGCGGATAAAGCGGGTTTTGCGAACGTGGAAGAACTGGCGGGAGCGTTCGGGGTATCGGGAACCACGCTGCGGAACCGGCTGAAAAAGTCAAGGGCGTTTGAACTGGTGAAGGGAATGGGGGTCAAGAGGAAATAAAGGATATGGAGAAGGTTATCAAGGGGTTGGAGTGCTGTTCATCATGCACATGTGGAGGATG